CGGGCGTCCGGGTCAGGGATGTCGATGGCCTTCATGCGACAGCCGTAGTTAGACTTGCCCTTCAGGAGCGCCACCGCCAGCCCCTCCTTCTCCAGGCACGTTGCCATGCGAGGCAGATCGTGTCGCGCCAGTTGGTGCTGTAGGGCTTTCTTGGCGGTGCTGATGACAACCCGCTTACCCGATAGGACCGCCGGGACGCCATAGGCGAAGGACTTACCCGAATTGTGCGTAACGGTGCAATCGCCCAGTAGATAGCGCCCATCCCCGTCTAGCGTAAAGCCGTAGAACGATTCCTTAGTACCGGTGGGCTCCAGAGTAAACCCTGTTCGGAGCACGTCTTTCTTTTGTCTACGCATCGAAGCCTGCTTACGGGGGATCCGGCAGGGGATGCTTTCGAGCTTGCCCGAGATACAGACACGGTGGTAGGTGCCCACGTGTTGCGGGTGCGCGCTCTTCTGACAGACCTTTACGTAGGCTGCGAAGCCAAGCGTCCGTGCTAGGAACGCTACATCGCTCGCTAGCGTTGGTGACTTGCTAACATAGGCGTAACAACCGTGGGCGTAGGACCCGTCGGTATCTAGAAGCCCTGCTAGTACTTCTACCCGTACGGCTGCGGGCGCTTGCTTATATGTGGCGGGAATAAAACGGTCGACGCACGCAATAGGCCATAGGCCCAGCAGAACAAGTTTCTTAGAAAGGGGGCTCTTCTTCCCATGTCCGCGAAGTTCGTTAGGGCGGGTTAACCGGTACGTGATACCGGAATTTGTAACTACCATCCCCAGTGACTCTGTATAGATGCGTACGGCGTCTACTACTTCTGGGTCCTGACTGGTCAAGGTTATACTGCCTTTGCTCGTCGACAGCCCGCCGTCACCCAAGAGTACACCAAGCACATAAGGGTCCACAGGAAGAATGCCGCGGGATGTTTTTGCGAACGTAGCGGGGGCCCGGAACAACTTATGGTCAGCGCGCCGATGCTTAGCCCAGCGCTGAAAGTCTGAAACAGATACGTCCGTTACTTGTCCGGTGGTCGTCTCTACAAGGGTCAGTACATGCCCGACGTTAACCCGCCAGCGATTACCCTTAACAGGTACGACGTCGACCATTTCCTGCCGACCTCTGTGTAGCTGTTGTACGCAACGGGGTGTGCCGTCAGGCCCGACTAAGTAGTCACCTACGGCAACGTCTTCCACTTTCTTAACTGTTCCGGAGTACATCAAGATATCCTGCCCCGCGGCATGACACCCAACCGGGGCTTCAATAATGCCGGCTGATTGGGTAGCGATCAAACGTTCGATCATCCGGGCCATCTCAACCTGACCTGGCCGCACAGTCTTTACTAGGTGGTTGTGCTGATGGAGCAGGAAATCATCGCTGTCGTAGATCAGGCTATTGCCACACGCCATACATAGCCGGTCCTCGGGGACACGGTCGATCTTGTTCGCTACACCGCAGCTGCTGCACTTCATTGTATGGCCTCACGCATTTGTAAAAACAGGTGTAAAGAGATACCTTCATTTGACAGTACTGCTTGTACCACCTACACCCCGAGGTTTCATGTCCGACCGTCCGACTATTGGTGATTTCCGCTCCGTACCCGCCAACGCCCCCCGGGGGTCGATGATTAGCTCAGAGACGCCGCCGGCGCAAGAGGCTGCCACTCCGAAGGAGGCGCCTGAGGCTCTGACCACGGCCGAGGTCGCCACCAAGGCTACCGAAGAGCTCACCCCTGCGGAGCGCTATCGTAAGCGCCTCGAGGAGGCGAAGATCTCGTTCGCTACCGCTACAGCTATCTACGATGCGGTCCTGGACAAGGGCTTCTACGAAGAGTACGTCAAGATCCGTAGTAACCGCGCGGTGCTGCGTACCCGTACGTATGAGGAGCAGCTTCGGGTCCAGACTGCCCTCGAGACCTACCAGCCCCGGATGGCCGTCAGTCAGGAGGAGCTCATCTCCCGCTATAACCTGGCCGCCTCCCTGTACGAGTGGAAGGGGAAGGTCATCAAGCATGAGACCGACGAGGACTTCGACGCGGCCATGAAGATGATCCAGAAGATGCCCGCGCCCCTGGTTGGGCTTCTGTACGACGCCTTGGCCAAGTTCGACGCTCGGGTGATGATGGTCTTTAGCGAGGGCGCGACCGACAGTTTCTAGCCACCCCCGTGGGCAATGAGCGCGCGTCACTAGCCGCTCGCGGGGTCAAGCTAGCACCCAGAGGATCAGCTCGAGACGAAGCCCTCCGAGAGGTGCTCCGGCGAGAGAGATCTGAGAAATTCGCAGAAGTACAGCTCTTCGCCCGTCTGATTGGCCAGGGTCTAGGTATGGCTGAAGACGGGGTCGAAAGTATGCTAGACTTGTACCTGCTAGAACTGTCCCAAGACCGTTACCGTCCTAGTATTGTGCAAGCTGCTCGAGCGGCCCGTAGTGGCCGGAAACAACAGAAAGAAAACGATAAGGCGCTGCTCGCGCGAGTCGACGCCCTTACGGAGTCGGACGACGACGTGCCGATGCCTAAACGTAAGCCGCGGAGACGCTAGAGATGGCAGATCAGGATCGAGGCTCACCCAACCCGATGCAGATGCAACTGGGCCTCGGGGGCGGCGGTAGCTTTAATCCTGTTGGTATCCCTACTCCTCAGCCTGCGATGCCTTACGTCCCGTCCCCAGGAGAGACGTCGCAGAACGTAGTTAACCAGACGCAGACGCAGGCTATGCGGACGATCCAGTCTGCACAGATGGTCTCGCCCACCCCGGTGGGCTCTTTCTCCCCCTACCCCACGTTCCAGAATAACCCCATGGGTGGCATGTCCGGCGGGTACGCTCAGGCGTATCAGCAGAACATGGGGATGATCAATTCGAACCTAATCGGTAGCCCCTTCTACGCACAGATGATGGCGCGGATGGGCGGTATGGGTCAGGGGTTCCAGGGCGGGATGATGCCCTCACCTACCCAGATGACGGACCCCTCGATGGGGTTATACCGGCCGTTCCCACAGCCGTCTGCGGGCGTTGTTCCACCGACTCCGCAGCTACCTCTCTTCCGCCATCCGCTGGTGCCCGCGCTACCGGCTCCTCGCTTTCAGACCCCATTTGAGTTTAGCTACAACGTGGCCCAGCAGCGTGCTGATCAGTTCACTGCGGCCGCTATGGGGGCTCCGTCCATTGGGGCTCGCCTAGGGGCTGATGCCTACGGCGCCTCTTTGATGGGCGGTCTCGGTGCAGCCGCTGGCGCTTTCCTCGGGGGCCCTGTCGGCGCCCGGGTGGGCGGCATGATCGGCGGTCTCGGGGGGTTGTATGGCACGGAGAGCTTAGGCATCGGGCGGGGTGTACAGAATCTGGTTAACCAGCTGAACCCGATGAACTCTCTCATGTCCCGTGGCGCGCAGATCCAGGGCATGAGCCAGGATTGGATGGTCGGTGGGGATCACCTCTCCATGGTTGGCCGCGGTATGTCGCGGAGCTCTTCTATCCGAGCGGGTCGGTTGATTGAAGACCTGGGCTATAACTCCGAGTTCAAGCAGTCTACCGCCAACCACTTCTCGGTACAGGACCTGACGCGCATCACTCAAACCGCAGGGCAGGCGGGCATGCTGGACTTCGCCCGCTCCCCCGAAGCGATGCGGGATGAGGTTAGTAAGATCGCGAAGCAGCTGCGTACGTTCATGCAGATCGCGAACGAGCCTAACGTTCGAGAGGCCGTTAAGCAGATGGGGCAGCTCCGTGCGCTGGGCATGGACACTGCCGACATGAGCGGGTTCGCACTCCAGTCGCGCACCTTCGCGCGCATGGCGGGCACGACGATGCGTGGTCTGGCCGAGACCGCTGGTCTCCCCGGGGCCATGATGTCCCAGCAGCTAGGGCTCTCTGCCGGCTTGGGTATGCAGATGGGTCAGGGCATGTACGGCATGGCCAAGCAGGCCATCGCCGGCGGTGCATACACCGTTCAGGAGATCTCCATGCTCGGCGGGGCGCAGGGCATCGCGCAACGCAACACGGAGTCGGCGCTCGCTACGCTCAAGATCCCGCTCATGGCGGCGGCTATGAGTCAGCTCACGTCTGGCGGCCAGTCGTTCGGGATGCACAACGACAACATCAAGGCGATGGCTAGCGGTAAGCTCGGCATCTCTGGCATCGCGCAGGCGGGCGTTCAGAACATCCATAACGCCGTAGCTCAGGGCGGCATCGGGGCCCTCGGCTCGTTCATCATGCAGCAGGATCAACTCCAGGACAACATTGGCCGTATCCTTGGTCCTGTTGGTATGAAGAACCTGCAGATGCGCTCGATCCTCGGCGTTCAGAATGACCTTGGTTACGACAAGACCCCCGGCGGCTTGGGGCTCGCCGCTATGTCCATGGGCATGGATAAGAACCAGGCCCTACAGTTTATCCGTGAGGCCAATAGCCCCTCCTTCTTCAAGGGTCTACAGAAGCAGTTGGATGTGCAGATCCGCGAGATGCGTGCGACTGCCGCCGACGCCCATGACAGGGAGTATAACGGGATCGCTAAGCGGATGGGACGGCGGTATAGCACGGCGGAGAGCTTTGGCGATACCATAGATCACATCGGACGATCCTTCCGTAATGGGCTCGAGCGCATGGGGCAGGGGGTATCTGAGTTCGGCGAAGATTTCATGCTTCGTGAGGGCGAGTACGCCATGCGTCGACCGCAGGAATTGATGGCGGGCGGCGACTTACAGATGCGCGGTCTACAAGACCGATGGTCCCGTCGTTCTCGGACCAGTGAGCAAATCGGTATGGTTGGAGGGCGGGCCGCAGGGCTCCTGAACCTGGGCGGTCGTGAGTATGGCCGCGGCGGATTTGCTGATTGGTGGAATGACCGGGTTGGGGAACGCGAAGAGGACCGAGAGTGGGCCCGCGGTGAAGGCGGCCTAACTTCTATGTTCGCGTTCATGCGAAAGCCGATGCTCGCCTTCGGTATGATCGACCGTGTTCCTAATCAACGGGATCAGCTACAGGGCCGAGCTGATGTGTCGGGATTCTTCCGGGAGACGCGAAACCAGACCGGGGCGCAGACTGAGGCTGCGTATGCTGCGTCGAAAAAGGCATTCGGGGGTGATACCGATAGAGTCTTGGCCAAATTAAAGATGGCCGCGGGTAAGGCCGCCAACCAATACACTGACTTAAAGGGTACGAACGCCCGCGCGGGGTCTGAGTACTTCGATTGGGTTCAGCAGGAGCTGGTTAACGACGGAACGCTATCCGCTGCTCAGTTGGCCGAATTGAAAACTAACGCACGCGCCCACCTTCGTTCTTCTGGCGCGGATGCTATCGGGGGGATGACCATTAACGGGCAGGAGGCGATTACGGGAACGGGCGGAGATTCCATAGGAAATGCCACTAACCGTGACAGTACTCAACGTCATCTGGATATGTTTGATAGAGCCAATAGGGCTATGTTTGGCAGTGGGCTAGCGAACGTGCAGACTGGAGAAACCTTAAAGTATCTTGCGTCTATGGACGACAATAAAGCCGCTTACTTCACGAGCCGGGCCGCGACGGAGCGAACCGGGGGTAAGTGGAAAGAAGATTCTAACCTGGCCTTAAGTATGAAGTTAGATGGGCCCACGCGGTCGCGGCTAGCCAAGGAGTATGAGAAGGAAAAGGCCGAAGCCAGCGGCACGGACCGATTTAACCAAATCGGTATCACGGGTGCAAGGTTAACCAAGCTAGCCACCGTAAATGGTGTAGTCGACATCGATAGGTACCAAGCCTTAGCCAAGCAGGGCTACGACGCCGTTGCGAATGCAACGGAGGGTCAATCCATCGGAACAGGGCTCCAAAAACTGCTCCCAATGCAGATGCAAATGATCGCCAGTGAGTACGAAGCGCCGACGAAACTAAGCGCCGATGAGCGTATGGAGCGCCTCCTAAAGGCCAGCCACGGCAAAGGAAACGTTACAAAGCTTTGGCAGGACCTGGCTAATGAGTTTAATAGAGACAGCGGCGACCCCACAAAGAAGGCTGCGATCATCAAACGGGCTCAAAACATCGCTAGTAACGCCGACGGGGGTGGCAGCAGCGTTCAAGGCAGTACCGCTACCGATCGCGCGTCGATGATGATCGTCGATGAGAAGGGTAAGCTCGCCGACACACAGCAGCAGCTCGCAGGTAGTTTCCCGGATGCAGTGAGTGAACTCCGTAAGTCGGCGATGCTCCTACAGGAAGCGGCTAGCCAACTGGGTGGTGGGATGAACCGCTTCTATGGGCCCGACTAATGAATAAACTAATACTCCCGAGCGCAATCAACGTCCTGACCGCCCTGAACGAGGAGGTTGTGCTGCGGCGTAAATTGAGCATTACGCCAGTATTGTCCTTACCCAAACTACGCACGCGTGCGTGGATTGTAGTTACCGAGACGAGCCCGATGGTCATCACCCTTCTAGACATGCCTGAGGTCCCCTAGTCATGGGCGTATTTCCACTACAGTGGGACGGAGATATCGATAGATTCCAGATCGATGAAGACCCGGCTGAGGGCACTAACTATAACCGCGGAGTACACGCCAAAAATCCGGTAACCACTCCTAAGTGGTACAACGGTAAGGAAGACGGGGGGTACCGCGAGAATCTTGCGCGTATGTATATCCCTTTGAGCCCGAGCGATCGGGTCAAGTTTATCCAGTCTGTGACCACCGTCAGTGGCGGAGACATGGACTCAGTGCGCCTGGCGGAAGCGTTGACGGACCGCGGTTACATGGACTTCTTCCTGTCGTCCACCACCCGGATGCACACGGAAAAAGCGGACGTGATCGAGCATAACGCGGATGGCTTTGTCGTGTACTACTTCGGAGCCGCGGCTACGACGTACTCTTTCAGTGGCGTTGTCTTGAACTCCGCCGAGAACGACCAAGCCGTTAACATGCTGAAGATCTATAAGAACATCATCCGAGGTACCGAACTCGCTAGGCGCCGCGCTCTGGTGTATTTGCGTTATGACAGCTATCTAGTCGGCGGAACGCTACAGGGGTTCCAGGACTCGCTCACAGCGGACAATGAGTTGGCTATGCCGTTCAACTTCACGATGCTGGTCCACAAGGTGATTGACCGGCCACGGCGGGGGCCCGAGAGTCTAGCTATCCTGCGGCCTACCACTGCGTTCGATGAAGAGAATTTACTGGGTAAACCCTCTGATACGGTGGCGCCCTTGGGGCACTACGAAGCGGCTATGGCCCCTCCTATCCGCCCAACACCGGCGGTTCCTCCTACGGACACAACTCCCCTCACCGACGCACAGAAGACAGCAGCAAGATTAAACGCGGTGCCCCTCGAAAAAAGTCTGTATCAACTGGCTGAGGGGGAGGCCCAAACGGCGTCCGAGGCTAAAACGGAAGCCCAGAATAGGCGCGACGCGGCGAAGGTGAGACGATGACCCTAGCAGATCTAACGACGCGTCTTAATACCCCCTCCCTCTTCCCACACGTCGAGCGGATGCGTCTTGCTTGTCTTGCGGCTAGTGCCCCCAGTGCGCCCAATCAGGTAGGGGCAATGATTAAACGTGTATACGCCACCGACCTTGTGTCGCTCTTCAGCGACAAAATCGAGTTGCCGTTGGGGTACCTGGACGTTGACTACGCGCCCTACGCCCTCAACTACACCGTTACCATCACAGACGCCATTGACTTAACGCGGGTTGCGGTGTTAGAACAGCTTGCGCAGTCTGGCGTGACACGGCAGTACCTGGACCCCATCACCGTGTACACCACAGACCATACGCCGCAGGGGCGCGTCGCAGGCTCCTTCGCAACGCTTCTTATCGCTTGCATGAGCGCCTAATGCCCGCTGAGACACCGCATCGTGGAACATGGATCCTCTACCTAAACGGTATCGAGGTCCCGTGTCCCGACATGTCCGTTACCTACGGCGTGTGGCAGGTACCTGAGGCTACCTTAAATCTCCCGCCCCACCGCATGCTCGAGCGCTTGGGCACCGAAGACCGTATCGATGTAGCCATCTTCTATCTCGACGATTTGATCGAGCCGGAGAAGCCGCAGTTCCGTTTGTTGTTCGAGGGGGAGATTGCGGGTTGGTCGTACAACAACACGCCCTTCGGCCGCGTGATGTCCTTCCAGGCTATCGGGGACATCACGATCTTCCGTCAGATCTTCTTCTTCTTCATGAATACGGTGGACGCGGTTACTCAGTACCACACGATGCCGCAGACCATGGCAGCACCCCCGCCGGCCAACCTATTCTACCCGACTAGCCTGTTCTACAAGGGGTTGCTTACCGTCGACAAAGCGGGTAAGCCCAGCGAGCTAATCAAGCGTCCCTTCGAGCTGATGTACAACATCGTGCGCGGTATGATCGACGCTAACCTCCCTAAAGAGAAGCGTACGATCCCTAGCGTTAACTTCTTTAGTCGCTGGGTCCGTAAGCGTAACTTCCATAACCGCTTTGTGTCGCTGCCCTTGTTCGAAGACCCTTATTCGCCGCCTGTTTTAACTACGTGGCAGGAGACCCTTAAGGATAAGACCAAGGAAGAAATGGAGACTTCGGAAGAAGACCCTAAGGATATTGCGGCCGTACTGGCATATCAGAAGGGGCAGCAGGACTACGGCGTCTTCCCTATCTTCAAGGCCGCGCAGTGTGCCTCTGCTATGGTTGCTGTCAAAGAGGGACTCGCACCTACCGTTGGCGAATCAGGATCTATGATGGACGTCTTGCGCGAGGTCTTGGGTAAGGCCTACTCCGAGATGGCTATGATCCCCACCGCCCCCATGCACGAAGTTGACCTGGAGACGGGTGTCATCACGGGGACGCCCGACACGGAGCAACCTCAGGACCTTCAGAAGCCTTGGCGACTGGCTAACTTCTTCACCAAGCCTGCGATGTACTTCGGTATCCCCCCGATGTGCAACGTTGTGTTCCCGGCGAACATTCGCTCGCACCAGTACCAGGAGAACTACTGGGCACAACCCACGCGCGTGTACGTCAACGATACCTTCGTACAGTCAATTCTCGGAGAGAACGCGTTCACTGCGGACGCCATTCGGGTTGGTTACCCTCCAGAGGTTAACGCCACCATACAGGCTGCTCTCCTCCGCCAACAACAAGCCGCTACGGGTAAGCCTGTTAACCCTAAGGCTCCGCCTATCACGGCGCAGGCCCTACGGAACGCTAAGAACATACTCGTGTTCCCCGAGGAGTTCTACAAGGGCCCGGTTCTTTCTCGTATGCCCATCCCGGCCTGGTTCCATATCCTCATGAAGCTCTCCAAGCCGCGTAAGGATACGGGAGCCACCGCTAAGGATGCGCCCCCGCTGCCGGCGGTCATTGAGGGAGCAGCGATTCATACCCTCTTCGAGAAGTATGCCGAGTACGAATACTACCGTCAACGCTACGAGAAGCGTGGCGGACAGGTAACCATGGTGTGGAACCCCTACATCGTTCCGGGGTTCTCCTGCGCCATCTTCGATACCCGTCGTGAGGGGCTAGACACGATGGGGTACGTGCAGAACGTCACGCACTCGTACTCGACCCGTGGCCGTGGGGTGGGTTCTCAGAGCACGACGATGTCGTACGGTTTCGGCCGTACCCTTCGGGAAACGCTAGACCTGATCAGCGACCTGCAAGGCCGCGGCGTCGTCACTGGTAACGGTCCTCTCGACCCGGTCCAGACGGTACGGGAGATCACTCACGACTTTGACCAGTCGGAAACATTCTTCAGGTCGCTTTTCTTTGGCCGCGGTAAGGCGCAGACCTTCACCACTCCCGCCTCGTTCGACTTCCGCAAAATTATTGGGTACGTAACGGGAGAAGATGCGTACGGTAATAATCGCACTGTGGTCCCCTTCGATGTTACCCCTACGTCTAATAATATCCCTGCCTCGCGTACACACGAGATCGCGCCCCTCCCCGGGCGTGAACCAATGTTCAATAGTTTTGAACAGGGTATGAAGACCATAGCGCGTCCTATCTGCACGCTGACGCAGTACATCCTCTGGATGCACCCCGGGAAGACCATGAAGGAATTGACTACCCCCGTCGAAGGTAAGGCCTCGGTCGAAGGCCCCTCGACGACGTTCTCGGACGGGGTGTTGTCCGCCGGGTCTGAGTATCCGTCGGCTATATATTGGGCGCGTATTAAGCGTCTAGTACAGGGCCCCGGCGGGGAGCCACCCGCGGGCGCGCGCGGGGTGACCATTACAACCCCGGCTACTGCGGATGCCGATGCGACGGCCACCCCTGAGGCCGGGCAGCCTGTAGCGGTTGGTGCCTCTGCGCCGCAGACCCGTTCGGACTGGGACAAGATCCTCGAAGCTTACCGTATCGAGATGTACAGCAAGCTGCCACAGAGGTAATCATGGACTACAAGAATCGCGACATTGAGCTCTGGACGCAGTGGAAGAAAACACAAAACCCATACGACCTACAAAAGCTGCTGGATCAGATGTCGGGAATAATTGCTCGAGAGTGCAACAAATGGGCGCCTTCTATGTCTCGGTCGCTGCTCGAGGCTGAAGCTAAACGCCTTACCGTAGGCGCGTTCAAAGAGTTCGACCCGAAGCGCGGTGTCGCGCTATCAACCTTCGTAGCATCACGTCTCCCCAAATTAAGTAGGCTCACATATAGTGCACAGAATGCCGCACGTATGTCCGAGACGCAGGCCCTAGGGTTTAACGCATACCACTCCGCCAATACGGAGCTAACTGACCGCCACGGCCGCGAACCTACCCTCGCGGAGTTATCAGATCATCTTGGGTGGACCCCGCGCCGCATCACGCAGTTCCGGACCCAGTCCCGACGTAAAGAGTTCGTGGAGTCAGAGGAACACCCGGATTTTGGGGAAACGGCGGATGACTTTCTTATCGATTTCATCCATAATGGCTTGACGCCCTTGCAGCAGAAAATCTTCGAGCATTCCAGCGGTTATCGGGGGGCTAATATCTTGTCCGGCTCGGAGATGATGAAGAAGCTGAACATCACGCAAGGCCAGCTGAGCTACCAGAAAAACTTGATCGTACAGGCCGTAGAGAGGGCGCAAGGCAAGCATGTCTGACGCGGTACCCAAAGCACTACAGGGGCTGGCCGCAAGTAACTACTTGCGCGCGTCTACCTTTGCGGGCTTCGTCAAGACCCCTGAAGTAAAGGCCAAAGCTAAGGACATCTTCAAACAGGTACTGCCTGGGGTCTACAAGCAGTACTCTGATCTGATTTTCGATAACGCCGTCGCTGCCGATGTTCCCCCTGTCTTGGTGTGGGGCATCATGCAGATGGAGAGCAGTGGTAAGGCGGACGCTGTCTCTCCTGACGGCTTCGATAAAGGGCTGATGCAGATCAATAGCCGCGTATGGGAGGCTTGGTACGCTAGTCTTGCTGACCCGGCGGATTGGAAGAAAGCGGAACTAAACGTAGCGCAAGGAGTCGCTATCTTAGCGGGTGAATACGCAGCCATGCGACGTATGGTCGTAAAGGGCATAGCCCTCAGCGGTTATGCCCTGTCTCGAGCCGCCGTTGCGGGTTACAACGCGGGTACGCCCGCGGTACAAGCGGCCCTTTTGGCCGGAAATGACCCGGACTCTGTAACGGCTCTGGGCATCATGAAGCGGAAGAAGAAGACCGACAGGGGCTACGTGGAGAGGATCTTCGAGGCGGCCAACGACCTCAATGAAAAACTAGCCGCGTACAGTAACGATCTAGGGACGGTTGACGCCTTAGCCATGATCGTACTCTCCTCTGACACAACCCCCGCGGTAGCCGCCGTGGCTGCGGAAGTGCGTCAGGAATTTGTGAGCTTAGACCGCACGACGCGTATGGCGCAGCTAGACAAAAAGGCGGCCTATGCCGCTGCTGCCGCGGCCCATCTAGCGGAGGGCGTAAAGGCTGGTAAAGCGGCCTTCGATGCGGATCAAGCGAACCAACTGGCAAACGTAGGCCTACAGCCTTTCGTAGATGATGCTAATTTTCAAAGCTTATCCTACAGTTACGTGACGGGTAAGTGGGGTGCGGCGTGAGCTACGATCTCTTCTTTAACAGTGATTCGACGAGGTCAAAGCCATTCGGCTTCGGGTATCAATCGGCGGTGGGCGTTAGCGGCGTAACCAAGATGGTGAACCGCTGGACCAAATGCCTACTGACTCGGAAGGGGTCGGACCCCTTCGATCGTAATGAGGGTACTTCCTTCGTTGGCCTCGCCGGCTCGAACGTATGTGACGAAGCCGACGTTTTTGATATGGCCGCGCTCGCCGTTGAAGACTGCAATACCCAAATGCGAGCCTGGGATATGAAGTCGCAACCGCCCACCGCTGAACGATTCCTATCGGCGGCTATAACCCGTATCGTACGCGTCGAGGGCGACCGTTACGACATCTGGGTCACCGTTCGTAACACCACCGGGCAGGCGGCTACGCTGACCCTCGCGGCTACAGGCTACTAGGAGTATCGATGGCTACGGTTACAATCAGCGATGCGATGCTCCAGCGGGCCGATGTTTTCCTATCGACCTACTTGACCGAGAAAGTCCCCGATGCGGACTTCTCCCCCGGTTCCGCGGTACGCGACTTGGTGGTCAAGTCTATCGCATATATCTACGCGTACCTGGAGAGTGAACGGGAAGCCCTGCGCGCTACGAGCTCGTTGGCCTTGATTGCGGCCATGCCCCCAAGCGAGGACGCTGACGCGGCCATCGACGCTTATCTTTCCAACCTATTCGTTACACGGAAGACGGGACAACCCACCAGCCTCCCGACCGTGTTACATTTCTCTCAACCTGTCGATGTGGTCATCACGTCCGCGATCCGCTTCTACAGAACTTCTGCGCTGGCTTTCGCGTCCGCGGATTCATACGTGATCCCCTCTAGCGCCTTAAAGATGAATACGTACGCCGGCGGGGAGCGCGATTGGACCTACACCGCCATGCTGACGTCCACCCAGAATGGCGGAAACTATAACGTCTTACCGGGTACGTTCTTACAGGTGGATAAGTTCAATCCCTACTTCACCTACGCGGAGAACATCGTAGGGGGTAAGGACGGCAAGGGGCTCGAGACCACCGCGGAGTTAATCAAGCGCGCCCCCACGGCGCTAAGCACTCGGAACCTTGTCAACGAGCGTTCCGTTAATGCCGTGCTGTACGATAAGTTCCCGGCCTTAACTCGCGCGCTGACGACCGGTATGGGTGACCCCGAGATGATGCGGGATCTGTCCAGTGAGTTCGTGACGGGGCTGAAGCTGCACCTCGGCGGGTACACCGACATCTACGTGGGTTTACCGCGTACAGAAGTCACCGAGACGCTAACGCTGAACATGGAGTTCGCCCGCGCCGACGGGTTGACTGTCATGCTGTACGACGACACGCCCCCGTACTTTACGGACGTGCGCCCCGGTCACGTCGTTAACATCATCAACGGGCTACCCAGCGGCCCGATGCAAACGATCGTCAAGAAGACCTGGTGGGCCGGACAGCTCGAGGTGATCTCCCCGTTCCCTGAGGCTGCGTCCGGTCTGACATACTCCATTGGCGCCTTCCAGCCTGCGCACGACGATATTCGTCCTGTTAGCTCCACGGGGCGCACGGCCACTACCGTACAGAACTACGCCAGCGTCTTCCTAGCAGGGAGACCCGTATACCGTGTGCGGAGCGTAACGAGTGCTGCCGGTGCCGTCTTAAAGCGCGTACCCGACGCCCCGTCCCTTGCGGAGGATGAATATTCCGTAACGGTATACAACCCTTCCGCAGCGCAGTCGGCCAAGACTGTTACTCAGGTGCGAACCGGTTTGGCCTCGGGGGACATTACCGTTAAGTACGACACCTTGTCAGGCTACGCCGAGATTCAGGCTTATATTACTAGCCGCTATGACCGGATCATAAACGCTAATCATCTTGCTCGGGGCTACAACCCAGTATACGTATCAGCGGCTATCAAGTATGACCGTCGCTACGGGGCGAAGACGACCTACAATCGAGCGGAGGTGTCCAACACGGTCACGGGCTTCATCAATGACTTCGATTGGACGAACACCCTGGACGTGTCTTCGATCTCGAACGCGCTACGTCAAGCCTATCCCGATATCGGCGTAGTCTACCCCTTCGTGCTCAACTACGTGCTGTACGCCCCGGATGGCCGTATGTTCAAATTCACGTCCCAAGACGTGGCGACTCTATTCCCTCGAGACGGCTCGACGGCGACCCTGACTAACGGCGCGGAGCTGGGTTTCAATACGGATTATCTAACGCAGCTTAAGGCGGCGTTCGCTGAACTAGGTGTTACGGACAGAACTGTTCGGTACATGGCTGACCTAGAAGACATCGACGTGTGGGAGAGGGCGTCAGAGCAAAGGATAATCGAGGCCGCGCTGGACATCGGTACGGTAACGGATACGGTGATCTAGTGGCTATCATCGGCAATGACCGGGACGCACTGTTCCATGGCCTCTCCGATTTCTGGCGGAGGATGTTCAATGACGCCGGTGATCTACAGGCGCTGTATGAAGGTACCGAAGTATTGCTGGGTCAGGCGTATCTAGATCTATTGTCTGACGTTCTGAATGCGGCTGTTGTAGAGACGCCCCTGTTCCGCAAGGAATACTACAACCTCATCGTCTTGAACCATGATCCTGCCGCAGCGGATCCCTTGACGTTTGCGTTAGATAAAGAGTACCAGAGCATCGCGTATCTACAGGACCGGGTGTTCGCCCCCACCAACACACTTGAGCCTATTCGAGACTATACGGTAAACGGGAGCACGATCACGTTCACCACCAACCCCTTCGTGTTGGTAGACGGGGCTTGGACTAGTGCGCATGCTGGGTTCGCCTTTCGTGACTTAAACGGTACGCCCCAGTTGATGCTGTGGGCCGTTGATGCCCAGGTAGATACCTACGAGCTCTACTATCGCCTGGGACACCTCTTCTCGGATAAGACACGTTCCTCCGAGGCCTACCGGATGTTCGTCCGGGGTATCATGCAGCTTTACCTCCTAGGCCCTGCACTCGAGCGGTTGGAGAGCGCGCTGAATGTAGTCGCGGGCATGCCGGTTGTACGTAGCGACGGGGAGCGGATTACCGCGGTAGATGGCGCCGCAGTGAAGCCCTCTGTCACCACTGACCGGAATGTGTACGTATTCCCGACGGGGACGCGGCTCCGCCTGGACCTGCTGAACGCAACGAACTTAACACTGCTCCCTGCCTTGCGTGTTTTCGAGCCCCTGACCGAGTCCGTACAGGTAACCGATTACCTCCAGCAGCCTAGCTGGTGGCACCACATCACTATTCCCGAGCCCCTTATGCCCGGGGCTCCTCTGGCTAACCGAGTGGTCAGCCCACTTCTCGCAGAGAACCGCATTGGGTATGACGGTACCAACGGTTATGCCCGTATAGGTGATCCGGGTTTCGTGATCGGTCCGGCCTTGGGGTACTACTGGCACGATGGTCAATACATCAGCGAGGAGACGTTCCTGCCCCCGACTGAGTTGCCGGTACAGCACCGTCAACGTGCGTCGTTCATTATCATGGACAAGTTCCTTAAAACGCACCTGTTCAGCGTGGTCGTTGATCAGGCGGTAGGCGATAAGATTGGGCAGATCGTTGCGCTGCTCAAAGATGCCAAGCCTACGCACACCGACTTCTACCTCTCGGTCGGTGCAAGCTTGGCGCTGGAAGAGATTGGTGTTGGTGACGTGATGAACATGACTCCGTGGGTCATGTCTCCGGAGCCCATCCACAACGTGGATAACCGCTGGCAGCTGGGCGATGGCCTTAACATCGGTGACCGCTTCTTTTACGACGGTACAGGCACACCTATACTTTCGACCTTACCGACGAGTATGCCTGTAGTATTAGGGGGACAGAACCCCTTTATCTTGCCAGACCCCACGAAACAGTCCATTATGGATCGACCTGTCGCGATAACGGTGACGGAGTGGGTTTTGGACAGTGGTGGTAACATGGTCTATACGGTTGGCGGACAGCCAGTCACGAGGGAATACACATGGTGATTACACAGGGTATCGGCGTTGCGGGTGCCTTCGAGGTCCGTGTATTGAACGCTCTGACGGGACAAGTTTTAAGGCGCATGACGATCAAGAATATGATCGTTAATGGGGGGTACGACGCCATCATCCAGTCCCTGGCTAACGGAGTTACTACCAGTCGGATTACTACGTTGGCGGTCGGTAAGGGCGGCGCAACGCCCGCGGCGTTAACGCAGACCGCCTTAGCTAACCCACTAGTCAACATCACCTCCTTCACCACCGATGTGATCGCAGGCACGGCGCATCAAGTTAAGATCACGGCGACGCTTGACGCGGCTACGGGCAACGGTACTGTTGACCAGCCGAACAATGTTTCCGAGGTAGGCCTGATCACCGCCGGCGGTGCCCTTTTCTCCCGTCAGGTTCATCCCGCGATCACTAAGACCGCGGCTATCGCCATCCAATACGAGTGGATCATTTCGCTCGTCGCCGCAGCATAGAGGTAACGAATGGGCTCCCAACATCTCGACTTCACTAAGTCCCCCGACACCGGCGACGCTACCGTCGCGTCCATCGTTCCCGTAGCCGACGCCGAGCCCGCTACCGCGGCGGTGTTCCAGCGGCCCAGTGAGGCGCTGCGTAATAGGACCGAGGTCTTGCGTAATGCCGTTGAGGACCTCAACTACCTAACGGCGTTCGAGGGTATGCTGCCCGTCTCCGGGGGCGGCACCATCACGTGGGATGGAACCAAGTTTACTACGACCGCTGACTTGGTTATGCGCCCTCTGATGGCGCCCCTAACCAGCTTGCCCGCGACCCTGTCAACGCTCACCTCTACGGTTATAGGGGACACAACTCCGCAGTTTACGTTCTCGACGCGTACGACTAGGCCGGGGTCTTTCTACCCGCTCCGCGCCTACGGCCGCTATATGGACGTAATCCCAGGGGCTAATGAGTTTAGCTTCGAGATCGTAGTGCAGTCGGGGGCTACCTTAGCTCTTACCCTCGTACCCCCTGAAGACCCCCGGCATTACGTGTTGACCGTAAACAATGAAACGGTAGAGCAGGTTAACACGTACCTGACCACTGACGCTGGCCTCAATGAGTTCCGCGGGCGTTTCGTTATCACGGCGACTCCGGCTAACCGGACGCAAGCCGTGCGCGCGCTACCCCGTACCTACTTCAAGGGCGCCGTTGACGCAGAGGTGCACATCATCCCTTCTACGTCGCTGGCTACTTTCTTCCTGACGCACACCATGGCAGACGGCGATACTCTAGCTATCTGGTATGACACCCTTTGGTCCCAGAACGGTGGCGGGCGTAAGCAGTCGATCGCCGACACGACTACCGAGAACAACGCAGTACTGGCCGACACGAGCTTGTTCATCGTAAGCGGGAGCCCCTCCAAGGTTCCTTACGCCATCCCGGTAGCCCGTAACGTAGGTGGGACGCTTGTCTTCGCGGGTGGCGCGAAGGTGTCCGCGGGAACTCCTGGGCAGTACCTGCCTAACCTGGGGGCCCTCGAGGGCCTGCCGGGATCGACCTACAGCATTGGTAACGGGACCATCAACCGCGTCCTGTTGACGGGCGCTTCTGGGACTGGTGCCGAGGGTGGGTTGGTCTTGCGGGACGGGGCAGACGGTGCCCGGCCCACCGCTACCCTAGACTACACCGCGGCGGCTGCCCTGCTTAATGGCGCTGACGGTAACGCTTACCACACCCATACCCCGCTGCTCCAGCGGTGGCGTTCAGCCTCCCCGGGTAAGGCGATCACCGGGACGGGTACTGTTATGACGGGCGTCTCCCCGACATTCACCGACGCGCCCTTCAACTTTGCGACCGCTACCAATAACCAGCTCGTAGAGATCGCGTACAATATCAACATGCGGCTTAGCGTTGATACGGCTGTGACCGTATCTGTGTGGCTAGACGGGGTCCAGCTGAATTCGGGCGACACCCTGAACATGGTCACCGATACCTACACCGCTAACAGCGACCCCGATGCCCCCACGTATACTCTCAACGGCTCGTGGTGGGTTACTGTCCCTACAAAGGGATCCGCCCACGATCTTCAGATTAAGGTTGCTCCCGGCGCCGGTACCCTGACCATCTACCCCGACTCCCGCGTCACCCTGTCATGAACGAGCTCGAGCAGAAGATCCAGGAGTTGGCCCAGAAGGGTCTTGAGACTAAGGATCCTGCTACGAACTCCCTCTGGAAGCTCATCGGGACCCTGGTCTTCTTTGCTACCATCTGGTGGACGCGTTACCAGTTGGCAGCTAAAGAAAGGGAGCTCGCCGCGGCTCGTACCGAACTCGAGCAGCAGAAAGCTCGGGTTGAGCTCGAGCTGACGCATGCGCAGGTGGCTAAGCTTGCGGCCGAGGTCGTTGCGCTACTCGAGGTAACTCGCAAGCGCATCGAGTTCACCCAGGCCGCTATCGTAGCGCAAGAAGTCGCACTCGAGGCCACCAAGGCTAAGCTAGAGAAGGTGGCTAACTTCGAGGACCTCAACAAGATCGCGGGTGTCTAGTGACTAGACAAATTATCGCTGTGCTGCTCTTGTGTGTTGCTCCGTCGACGTGGGCGCAAGAGTTAACGTACATCCCTAAATGGCACATGGTGGACGCGGAGGCTTGTTACGACCTAGAGGGGGCCAAGCAGCTTGTGTACCTCGACGGTAAGCTCAAGGTATGTGACAGCTATCGCGCCGCCAACCAAGATCTGATTGTGTCTCTTGGTAACTACGAGAAGGCTTTGCAAATGAAAGATTCTGCCCTTAAGGTTTCACTCGACGCCCTTAACGCAACCGAGGGGAAGCTCGAGTTGGAGATCAAGGCTAAGAACGACTGCACCGCCAAGCTGAGCTCGGGCCCAGGTATCGGTTGGCTGGTTGCCGGGGGTCTAGCGTTGCTGCTTACGGGTCTCGCGGCAGGGGCTTACTTTCGTCGCTAATAAGCCGCAGCAAATGCTTCCCGCCGAATCCGGCGAACCGGTACATAAACTCTACGTAGCGCTGACGTTCCGACCCGGTGTAGAAGGACACACGTATAACTTGTGTGGACTCCAGCGGGTCGTCCGCGGCCACCCACGGGTGCTCAAGCTTGACCTCTACACGGTCGAACCATGAGTACCCCTTAGGCGCGTAGGTGCCCACGCCCATAGCCGCATAGAACGCGGAAATGCGCAGAACTACTGGGGTGATCCCCGTCTTCTGAAGCTCAGAGGCCATCAGCTAGCTTTGGCGATCCTCGCCGGCAAGAAGCCCTCGAACTCAAACCGCTCATTCGGGTTCTCGCGGGTAAGAACAATCTTCAGGGTCAATACATCCTTTTGACAGACAGGGCAGAGAGCGGCCACATAACCGTACCCGGCGTGATTAATTAAGAGAGACGCGACGTCGCAGGGCTTGTTGCAGTTGCTGCACACCATGTGTGGGCCTCGGGGCAAAAGAAAGGGGAGACGTAGCGGACCTCCCCTTTCAACAAGTTTAAGCTATACGGCCATTCTTCACACGCCACCGTGCCCACCCCGCGCGCATCTTCGCGCGTATTTCCTCAGATAGGGGTTTACCGAGTTTAGCCGCGCGCAGCCGCGCTAACCCCTCCGGTGTTTTAGGCGCGGGTTTAACTCCTTTTAACGCACGGCTGATCTTCGCGCGTGTTTCCGCGGATACTGGGCGCCCCGTCAATGCGCGTCGGTGTTCCGCGCTTTTGGGTTTTCCCTTTGAAGCTTTCGATTGTTTCTTACGTGTAGCCGCGGAGTGTTTCCACCCACGCGCGACGCGGCCACCTTCTTTATGATTAACTAGATCACACCCGATATACCGCATGATACCTATCCAATAGGTTTCGGCGTCGTCTAGTGCTAGCGCTGAGGCGCACACCTCCAACGTGATTATTTCGGGGCGTTGGTGTGCGTCTCGCCACAATGCTTTTAACCACTTATTAATATGGCGCGAACCCTTTCGTGCCGAGGGTGTGAGGTGCTCCTTCGGTCGACGATCCCCGTACGTACTCAATCCTACGTACCGCAATTGAGCCGTACGGGGGTCGATCAAGCCGTAGATAATTAGATCACCCACAACCGGTTGTAGTCCCACACTGAGTGCATACGAAACAAGTCCCGGACCGGACCGTTAGGTTTGCGCACTTTGAACAGGGCGGCCCACTATACCCTTGTGTGACAACTTCCTTGTGCAGCACTTCTTCACTGAGGGCCTCTACTGGTGCCGCGGGTTCCCCTTTCAGGAACTGTTGCTCGAGCCAGCGACCGATGTAGTCAGGGATTGACTGCGCCATGCGAATGGCAGGATTCTGTGTGAACCCCGACGGTTCGAACTTCAGCCCCTGCATCTTATGGGCTAGCACCTCTAAGGGTACTCCGTGCTGGAGCCCCAGCGAGATGGACGTTGCTGCCAGATCCATGAACCCTCGCAGCGCACTCCCCTCCTGGGCCATAGTGATAAAGACCTCTCCGGGGGTACCATCCTCATGGAGGCCTACGGTAACGTATCCCTCGTGCTCCCCAATCTGCATCTTGTGGGTAACACTCTGCCGGGTGGTCGGCATCCGCTTCCTATCGCCCCACAGAGGGGCTGGAGGGGCTTCTGGGAGGCTCTTGCCGAGCCCGTCCACCTTGGTACCCGCGGGCTGCGAAAGCTTGCAGCCGTCACGATAGATGGCTACCGCCTTAAGGCCCAGCATCCAGGCCGCCATGTATACCTTGTTAACGTCTTCCAGGGTGGCGGTGCTGGGAAGGTTGACCGTCTTGGAGATAGCCCCCGAGATGAAGGGCTGGACTGCTGCCATCATCTTCAGGTGGCCCGCGGGCAGGATGGCGTTCGTACCGATAGCGGTAGCGAACACATCCCGGTCCTTAGGCTTCAGACCCTCACACCCAACCACGTCCCCCGTCTCTGCGATGCACTTCTCGAGGGATGTGATTACTCGGGTGCTGTACCCTAGCGTCGTGAGCGCCTTAGACACGAGTCGGTTGGCCATCTTCATCTGGCCGCCGCCGACGAGCTTCTTGTACTGAACCAACGCAAGCGCTGGCTCGACCCCGGTGGTGTCACAGTCCATCAGGAAGCTGATGGTACCGGTGGGGGCTAGTACGGAGATCTGTGAGTTACGGAAGCCAACGCGCTTACCGAGAGCCAGTGCTTCAGCCCAGGCATCGATGGCTAGGTGGACGTGCTCCTTAAGTCCTTCGTCGTCGATCTTGTCGACGGCCTTGCTGTGCTTCAGGATCACGTGGAGCATCGCTCCGGCGTTGGCCTCGTAACCAGGGAACGGGCCCACAGCTTCAGCGAGGCGTGCGCTCTGACGATAGGCCACGCCGCTCATGATGGCAGTGATAGCTGCCGCAAGAGCACGACCCTTGGGACTGTCGTACGCGAGGCCGCTGACCATCAGCAGGGCGCCTAGGTTCGCGTAGCCGAGTCCGAGAGGGCGGTAGTCGTGGGAGTTCTTGCCGATCTCCTCACCCGGGTAACCAGCGAGGTCAACCAGCACCTCCATGGCCGTGGTCGCAACTTCACAGGCATGGGTGAACCCGTTGAGATCGAACCCGAGGGGTGAGTCGTTATGGAACTTCATTAAGTTGAACGAGCCGAGGTTACACGCGGTATCGTCCAGGAACATGAACTCACTACACGGATTGGACCCGTTGATCCTGCCGGTGTTGGGGCAAGTGTGCCAATCGTTGATAGTGGTATCAAACTGCATGCCGGGGTCGCCGCACTCCCACGCCGCCTTAACGATCTCATCGAAGAGACCTTTGGCCTTGTAGGTGTGTAGCACCTCACCGGTTGTTACCTTCTTAGTGTGCCACTCCGCGTCCTTCTCCACGGCGCGCATGAACTCATCCGACGCGCGAACGCTGTTGTTGGCATTCTGGAACCCGACGCGCTCGTAGATGTTACCAGGGACGTTGAACTCCGCCGAGTACTTCCCAGTAGAGAACAGGTCTCGAGCCAGTTGTTCTGCCGAGGACTTGCATGTGATGAACCCCGGGCGTCCGTTCTGCTGGATGAGGATGTCCGGGTGGTCGGCGTTGAGCATCACCATCTTGGCTGCGCGACGCGTGTTCGACACCACAACACCCGAGCCGGTCAGGTCGGGGCCGGCCCAGATTACGAAGTTGTGTCCGCTGCTCGCGGTCTTGTCGTCTACCGTGGGGCAGTCGACTTCCAGATCGTAGACGTCCATCTCGCCTACGGCCTCCACACAAACAACACGGTGATTATTCTCAGCGACGGCTCGAACGAAATTTTCGTAGGTCCCGAAACGCCCTTCGATGATGCGCTTAACCTTCGTAATCGACGGAACGCGTCCTAGCACTAGCTTGCGGCCCTCGATGTAGGCCTCGAAGACGTCGATGCTATAACCCGCGTTTAGCACTTTGAAAGCGGTATTCAGCAACTTTTGTTCCGC